TAAGACCCTGGCCTTTATGATCGCTGGTCCATTTAAAGAACTCACTAGCTACAGGCTGGCTAACTGCCGTTTGACCCCCAATATATTTATAAACTGTGACCAAGGTGGTCGAGTCTATCGGCCTAAAGATCGTGCTAGTGCCGTTAACAATGCCGCCAGCCGCGTTTCCACTGTTTATATCAGCGTTAGGGATGATTATGTTGTCTAAGTAAATGTCTGTGATTGCTTCTGATTTATCACCCGTCAAAGCAATTACATGCCACAAGTCCTGGTTGCCTGTACCGCCAACTCCCATAAACGCTACAGGGCCTGATATCAACGACTCACCGTAAACCCGCTTAACTGGAGCGGTTGTCGATCTTACGGTTTTTTGCCTAGCATAATTAGAGTCTGGCCTTGGAATTGACATCTCCATAAGCTTTGACATACCAACAACGCCAGCAGTTATAGCTAGCGCGCCGGTGACAAAAAACGTCGTTCCGCTAATGCCAAAAACCACCTCTATAATTGGCAGGGCAGTCATGACCAGATTGCCCACGAACATTATTGCTGTAATTATTGCATTCGGCATTTATTCCATCCGCATATTAGGTTTTCTTTGTCTATTTGGATGATACCGTTCTTACAAAGGCACAGTATCTTGTCACCAAGCTTTATGCCCATCAAATCACCAGTAGACATTCTTACTAGGCATGGATCTCCGTCGCTTAACGTCTTGCTTGGAGGCCCTAAAACACTCGACACAGTATGCTTCAGGCTCCCATTGCCTTCTATTATTTTATAGGCTGCAGCCTCGTCTTGATAGTTAAAAGACTCTAAATAATCTACGCCGGTTAATTCTTTTACCACAAACCCTGCCCACTGGCAGCAATCAGCATCGCCGTAGTCAAACCGTCTTTTCTTCCACTTGTTGGCAGCTCTTAATACGTCTAATTTCGAAGCCATCTTAATGCCTATAGTTTCCTGGTCCCCTCGGCTGGGCAAGATCTATATCGCCAGACGTTATTGCGCTGCCCTTGCCTTTCCAGTTGACCTTCACCCCTTCTACAAACGCCAGAAGGTTAAAGAACTTATCTCCGCTGTACCTGGATTGCTGCCAGGTATTAGTGAACATTAGATTTCGGCTTCTTTGCAGTAAGGACAATTGAGACTCGCAAGTCATGGTTATCATGTCGCCCTGGTCTGACCCAACGCTTACAGCCATCTGGTCCATATGACCAGCCCATAACGCCACAGGATTCTGCGTATTTGCTGGATTTGGCTCCTGAACAAACGCATCATCCTCATCCAATACGCCGAGATATATTGTCACCGGGCGCATATAGTAGTTTTCTTCTAGCGCCTGCTCGGCCAGCGTCGCATCAAGTAAGGACAAGGTCAGGGTTATAGAATAAGGCGAAACGTCTGTCCCTTCCTCTACGGCAGATATTGTCGCCAGGTCACCTAAGCCCTGCCAGGTCTGCCCATCGAAAGTATATTCTCCGATTCCGTTATGTACATATAACGTCTGACTAGAAAACTCTAGCTTGGCGAACGACAGCAGCCTTACATGCCCTGCAGCAAGCGCATCTGCTACGGCTGGTGAGAACCCTCTACTCATGCTAAAACGTCCTCCATAGCTTCTATAGTGATGCTACTAATACCTCCGACATCATTACTCCATGACGGATTGTTTCCCAGAATGAATACACCTAGAACCGGGGGTACAACATCAGCGTTTGTGAACGGTGCGCTCGCAGCTGTCGTGTTCCTAAGCGGTGGCGCTATATTGACTGTTACATTTCCACTTGAGTCAGTGTTGTAGCTATCTGTCTCTGTCTGAGTGCCAGCATCCCAGTCGCTGACAACCATATGAAGCTCATTGCCGATCCTGAGATAGTCACCTGATTTCATGTAGCCTTGTGCGCTGCCAGGGCCGCCTGTCAATGACACTTCTGTACCTGACTGACTTGCTGCAGCGACTAAAGTAGAGTCAGCTCCTGCGCCTCGTCTAGAGTAAGCAAAGTCTCTCAACAACATCCTATGCTCTTGCCCGTTGAGGCGGCTTAGAAACGCTTGCAGAGTCGCCTTTGTAACGCCCGATACATTGTTGTACTGCATCGTACACTTCCAGAGAGAGCCCTTACGGGATGCTGTCTGCACAGCATTAGTCAAAGGCGACCGGAACACCCTGGTGTTGGTGACTAGCTCCCAGGTGCTAGATGTTGGGTTTATGTTAGGGAATATAAACTGGGTCATACTAGCCTTCCTCTACCAGCCAGGTCCCTGACCGTTTGTATGGTTGTTCTGCTTGTTTTCTCCATAGCCGTGCGGATCTTCTGGTCTACTTCTGGGCCTGCCCCGGTAGCGTCTACATTGTTTATGATTGTAATCCCAGAGCCGCCACCGTTATGCATGTCCGTGATTTTTTCATTGGGATGTAGCATCGCCATAAAACCGCCTTTTCCGTCCATTCCTCCCGATCTAGCGCCGCGGCCGGTAAAACCACCTCCTTCAAATGACGCGACCGCTTGAGACATAATAATTGCTGCGCTTGCGTAACCCATGCCTCTTATTAAATTAGCTGAAGGTAAAATTCCAAGGCCAAATATTCCAATCCTGGCAGCGATTAGTCTTGTTGCAGCCAATTCGGCGCTTATGACAGCCTCTGCTGCAGCGAAAGACTTGTAGGCCAGGAAAGCAGTCTTCTGAGCAGCTGTGCCTTCAGCGAAACTGCTAGCCATCATTTGCAACCCTTGCAATACGACTTGCTGACCAGCTTCCGCTATCTTCTGTTTCTTTTCCTGCTCTTCTTCAGCGATTCTCATTCTCTGTAGTGCAGAATCTCGCTCAATCATAGTAATCATGTCTTCGCGGGTACGCGTGGCATTGAAGAATGAATCATCTAATCCTTGAATAAAAGTTAGTCTTTGAGACTCTTGCTGAGATATAAGCTCGAGCTCGGACAAGAACCCTGTCCTCATTCCCTCTAACTTTTGCTCGGTTTTTAGCCTCTCCCTTTCTTTTGCCTCTTTGTCCTTTATTCCAGCCGCAATGCCTCGCTGCCCCTCACGCTCTCTTTGCCTTCTGGCCTTTTCCGCCTCTCTCTCATCTTTGATCCTAGCTTTGGTTAATGCGTCTACAGCATCGCCTTGCATGCGAACCAACTCTATGGCCCTTAACCTTTCAAGCGCCTGCCTCTTTTGCTCACTAGTAAGATCTTTATTGCCTTTTATTTGTCGAGCCATTTGCTCCGCGGGACTTAATTTATTTGTCTTGTCATTAAGCTTTTCTATTCGCTCTATAAGTTTGTCAAACTCCGTTACAGATTCTGCTACAGCACCAGGCAATCCTGCGCTATTAAAATCACCGACTTCTTTGGTCAGTATTGCCAGCTCTCCATGAGCTCGGAAAAACTGGGTTACTAAATCCAGGAATCCATCGTTAACATCTTCTAACTTCTCAGGCATCATTGTGTTCAATAACGCCGCAAACTTCTCGTTGTCCTTATCGAGCTCTGTGCCTGCCATCTTGGCCGCTCTTTCCAATAATACAAATTCAGTCGTAGTTAAGCCTAAACTTTCAGCGGCGTCTGCTAGCCCCTCTGTTCCGCCTCCAACCTCGAATTGAAATCGTATAGACTCTATATCAGAAGCAACGCCCTGGATTTGCTGCCTATAGCCCTTCATGTCCTTTAAAGCGGAAATGCCAGCCATCATCCGCAAATTTTCTGCAGCTGTCTCTGAGACTTGACCAAGCTCCTTTAGCTTTCCTGCGTATTCGATAACCCCGGTCTTAGCGTCCGTTTGAAACAGGGAGCTTAAAGAGCCTACTGTATTTTCTAGATTACTAGTTGCCGACTCAGACTTTAGCAACTGGGGAATAAATGCCCCCGCCAAAGCACCAGCAACTGCGCCAACGGCACCTAAGATGGCGCCCGTAGGGCCGAATAGGGATGCTACCTGGGCCCCCTGTTGGGTTAGGACCATGAGCGGACTCTGGCCCATCTGTAGCTGGACTGCCACATCCTGTACCTGATGACCAAGCTGACCGAATCCGCCACGCATCATCCGCAGAGAGCCGTTTAACTTTTGGCTCTCTTTATTGGTTTTCTTGATGTTGTTTTGGACGCTTTTAAACGCCGAACCTGTATTGTCCGTCGCTGTAGCTGTAAAGACGTTTACGTTACCTGACATTTTTGGTAGCTTCCTTTAACTTGTCTGCCTTTAGTTTAAGGAACGTAAACCAAGTTTGAAACTCCGACACCGTCATTCGTAATACTACGTCTAACGGTTGGCCAAGGTGGTCTGCCAGTTCGTACATCATGTACAGGTCGGTGACCTCTCCTTGACCATCTAGGAGTTTTTTTCGCGTTCCTCTTCGCTATCCGCTGCTAGCTTTAGCACAAAGTTCGCGACAGACGATAGAACATCTGGGTCAACATTATTACGAAGCTTTGGCTTGTCGCTGATATCGAACAAGGGCTCGCCTTTCTCATCGACGGCACCATAGATCACAGCATAAACCATGTAATCCGTGGTATCGTCTTTAGATCTAGCGAGCCACTTGGCCTTATCTGACAAAGACAAATTCTTAGCGAATATTGTGACATCCCAACTTGGGACCTCCATTGATCGCACCTCCTGATTGCTAAAGTGAGCAACCGCCGCGTCAATTAAGGAGCCCATTATGATACAGTGTCAGGTGTTAACGCGCCAATACCAGTAAGGTTAAAGCTGGCTTCTACTAAACCGTCAGCCGCAGCACTCTTGCTCACAGATGCGACTATAGCCAAACCTTTCCAGTAAACGCTTGCGCTTGTAATTCCGTAAGGATAAAGCTCAACCTGTACTGTGCCGCCTTCTACGAAATCGTCTTGAGCTGGGTCTTCGTTGTCCCAGATGCAATTCAAAGTAGTTGACCAGCTTTTAGTCGTCAGCTTCTGTGAAGTCCAAGCGTCACCCAAAACAGTATCGTCTGCTAGGTTTGCAGTGGTTTCCAAAGACCAATCTTTTACCTCAGCAACAGCTACGGGATCACCCGTTCCGTCTACTGATGTGACAGCTTTTATACTGCCTGTATGTCCAGCATGTGTAGCCATTTCGAGCTCCTAAAATAAAAACTATTTTAACCTAAAAACACCAGTATTATAGCGTTGTTTCCGGGTCATTTTCACTAGTGTGATAGATAACATCCACAGCCATTCTTGCGAAAGCCAGGGGTTGATCCCCTTCGCCAGCAAAATCCGCTTCAAACCTGGTTATCTGCAGGTCCTTGGCGTGACCGTCTAAGGTTAAGTCTGCGTACAAAGCATCCTCAATCTCTAACGATATCTGATCAAGCTGATCGTCGTAATTAGACGTTCCCTTGACATAAATCTCTACCACCACCGACAAGACTCTTTGCTGAAGTCTAGACGCGCCGATTGTCGCGTAATCAATCTGCTCACTCAGAGTGTAAACAGCAAGCCCGGGCAACTTAGCCTCAGCCAGGGGATAAACTCTTGATCTGTAGACTCTAGATCCTGTGGTAGCCAGGCCCGTTAGATCAGTTACTATCCTGTCTCTTATCGTCTTTCTTGCGTGAGCCATTATTGCTTCTCTAAGGCCAAGTCTGTCAGCCCTGTGCCGTCATTCATGACGACTCTTACAATGTAATTAACTCCGCTTATAACGACAGAGTCCCCCTCTGCAGCGTTAGCCACGTCAGACGTTTTAACCGCCAAACGAGGCTGCTCTACTGCAAATGCCACCTCACCGCCTGTATCTACTGCCTGGTATTCCTTGTCGAATATCCCGGTAATAGTAGATGCCGATCCACCAGACGGTGTGTATGTTACTGACTCACCAAAGTCAGCGAGCATAATCGCTCGTTCGACATCCGTTTCTACAGCCATTATTCAGCCTCTTTTTGCTCTACCGGCTCTACTGGCTCTACAGGTTCTACTGGTTTTACAGGTTTTAC